CGACACCTACGAATTATACCATGGAAACTGACTCAGAAGCCCTAGAAGGCGAATCGTTGATTTATCTGGACAAGGAGCCAGATGTGGGTGCGCTTACCTATGCCTACGAAACCGCACTCATAGACCTCGACGAGTACTTCCAGACCTGCCTGCGCTCCTACGATGAGCGGCGCAACATTTGGCCGGGTAAATCTGACGACCTCCGCAAGCACGGTGCTAACGCATTCCCGTGGGAGGGAGCATCCGACCAAGAGGTCAACGTTATTGGAGAGCGGATCGATACCTATGTAGCTTTGTTTGACCAAGCCCTCCAACGCTCCCACATTAAGGCGTTCCCGACTTCAATGGCATCCATGCCACGGGCGGCGATGGTGTCTGGCTTCCTGAAGTGGATGCGTTCCTCGTACATCCCGAACTTCCGGGAACACATGGAACTTGGGGCTAATTACCTGCTCGAAAAAGGGTTGATGATCTCCTATGTTGGTTGGCAGCGGGAGTCCCGCACCTACCTCCAGACCATGACTCTGGACGAGATCGCGCAGGCCGCGCCAGAGATGGTGGATCTGCTCATGGACGAGAATGCCACAGAAATGGCCCTAGGATTGATTTCTCAGGCTTTCCCTGCACTTTCGGGGAAGAGAGCCAGAAAAGCCCTCAAAGACCTCAGAACGAAGGGAGAGGCGCAAATACCCATTCCTAGGGTAACCGTGGATCGCCCTGTCGTCCATTCCTGCGCCCCGGACGGTGAGGTCATCCTGCCACCCTATGTCTCCGACCCGCAGCGTAGCCCCTATATTTTCTGGAGAACCTTCCTGACTGCCCAAGAGTTGGAGAAAAAGGTCACCAACGAGGGCTGGGACGAGGACTGGGTCGAAAACGCTATCGACCGTCTGCGTGGTAAGGATTCCATGTACCTTGACGGGGAGAAACAAAAGAATGTAACTAGGTTGCCCATCACTGACGACAATGACCTTGTCATGGTGGTCTACGGCTACCAACGCCTGATCGACGAAGAGGACGGCTCCGAGGGTATCTATTGCACCGTTTTCCATCCCTCCGCTGAAGGATATGCCAAGCATGAGCTTTTGAATGGCTACGACGACTATCCGTTTGTGGTAACTCGTTTGTCTAATAACCAGAAGCGAATGTACGAGGTGCAGACCTTCGGGGACATCCTCCGTGGCGCACAGCTACAGATCAAAACCGAGCGTGATTCGCGTGTTGATCGTGCCTCTCTGGCTACTCTGCCGCCACTCATGCACCCTGCTGGCAAGCCTCCCTCTGACTGGGGGCCGGGCAGGCGCATCCCATATCGTCGCTTGGGTGAGATCCAGTGGGGGCCGACACCTCCGCCCGACAATAGCTCCGTGGAGGTCGAGGTGTCGATGATCGGACAGGCAGACCGCAGCGTTGGTCTCGACCTTAACAACCCGCTCGCGTCCATGAGGCAGCAGTATTTCGTGTCCAAGTTCTTGGATCATGTGCGTGATGTGCTGAACCTTGCTTGGAAGCTGTACCAACGCATGGGGCCGGACGAGGTATTCTTTCAGGTAACTGGCAATCCAAATCCACAGGTAATGACCAAGGGTTCTGCTGACGAGAACTTCTCCATCGTGGTGAACTTCGACTCGCAGAGCAATGACCCAGAGACTGCCGAGACGCAGTTGAAAAACATGGTGTCGCTCGTCAAACTCGACCGCAACGGCATCATGGATGTAAACAAGTTGCTTGAGTTCACGGCATCTAGCATCAACCCGATCTTTGCCGACTATGTCCTGCAACCAGCAGAGGAAGCGCAGCAGAAGGTCATGAAGAATGTCACGGACGACCTCGCCAAAATCTTCGCAGGCATCGAGGTTCCTGCCCAGCCCAATGGCGCACAGATCGCAATGCAGCTTGTGCAAGCGTATGTCCAGCAACCAGATGTCGCACAACGCGCACAATCGGACGAGGCATTCGCAACGCGACTCCAGAAATACGCCGAGCAGTACCAGTTCCAACTCCAGCAGGCCCAGAACGCAGAGATCGGTCGTATCGGCACGGCTCCTGCGGAGATGGGTGGCATGCAAACCCAAGGAATGCAGCAGTAATGGAAAAGCGTTTCTCAAAAGTAGTCACCAACCCCGATACTGGTCGCAAGAAGACCGTGCGCTTCGGGCAGGCAGGTAAAGCTGCTGACGGCAAGGATCGCATCCGACCCGGCACAAAGAAGGGTGATGCCTACTGCGCTCGTTCAGCCAAGATCAAGGGTGACTGGAAGTCAGACCCCAACTCACCCAACAACCTTTCCCGCCGCAAATGGAAGTGTAAGGGAAGCAAATCAATGAAATAACATGACACCACTACCAAAACCAACGATACAACAATCCGTAGAAGCACTCTCCGACCGCGAGGAGTATCACGCCATCGTCCAGTTTATCCGCGACGAGCGTGAAAAGTTCTTCGGTGACCTTCGCCTGTGCGAGTCCAGCAATGATGTGATGAAGGTGGCAGGTTCTGTGGCTGCTCTGGATGAGTTGCTAGGTGTCCTAGCTTGACAATTTGCCTGTAACAATGTAAACATTACCCATCACGCCTAGCGTGTGTTTCATTGTTCATTGGTTTCACCCTTGGTAGGTTCAATCCCTATCAAGGGTGTTGTGTTTACTGGATAGTGTAAATGCTCATAATGAGTGAATAAACGCACATTAGGACGGTTTTCGTCCAGTTCCTCGTACACTAGCACATTCCCCAACTCCCGGCATTAGAGGAAGGCTCGCAGGCATAGTTCGCCCATTACAGGCTAAACTATGCTTCATACTCCCGTATATTCTGCGGAAAGGACGACATACACACCAGCAAGGCTGGAACCAAGGATAGCAGAGGGTTGAGGCTGTAAGGCTGCGTCAAACTCCTTGATCGTTCACTCTATTTAGCTGCGCCGCAAATTCATCAAGCGCAGTACCCTGTGAGACTCTTACCTAGGTTTCGTTCGGTCGTTTGAGCGCTCCTCGATTCCTTGTCTATGTCACCAGCACTTCGGGTAAAAACAAAGGGCTAGCACGAGGAGGTAAGAGTACTCGTGCCAGCCCTAGATCCATTGCTCTACGCGCAGGAGGGGTGAATGGTGACGATGATTCTTACCTCACGTCGAGCGCAATCTTACTCTAGGTTTCCCCGCAAGTCAACCCACAAAATACCCGTCAAAATATCCGCATTCGTGGCGTGGATTTTCTCCGACCTTTTCTCCGACCTTTTCTCCGACCTTTTCTCCGACCTTTTCTCCGACGATAACGCAAAAACACCACACGATTTTCGTCAGAAAAACTACACATTATTTCTAACATATAGATATCCACACCTATCCACACCCATATGCCCCCATTGTTGACTTATATTAACTCCCTCCACATTGCTAGGTCATCGCCGCCGCCGGGCGTTAACTGGTGTCAAAAACATGAATGTGCAATCCGAGGCTACCGAGGAAGCCCCAAATCCCTCGTCTAACATATCCTTTGAAGATTTAATCGCTCAGAGGACTCAGAAATACTCACAACCAGAAGCCGAAGCTGAAGTTACTGAGGATGATTCTTGGGAAGAGGAAGAGACTCTGGAACCAGAGGCAGTTTCCGACGATCAGGAAGAACCCGAAGAAGATGATGCAGAGGAAGAAGGCGAAGAGGAACAGGAAGTAGACTTGTTGTCGCTAAACCCTGAAGAGATCCAAGCATTAGCCAAAAAGAGCCGCAGCCGTTTGCTACACCGAGTGGGTGAGCTTACAGCGCAAAAGAAAGCTCTGGAGGAAAAGCTGAACTCGCAGGCCGAAACGAAACCACTACCAGTCATCCCCGCAGAGCAAAACCCCTTCCGTGACATCGATAGTGTCGAGGGGCTACAGGCTAAATATGCGGAACTGGAGAAGGTCGCGGAGGAAACCGACACAATCCTTGAAGAACACGAAGACTATGGTGCTGAAGACATCATCGTCCTAGGTGACAAGGAGTTTACCAAGAAAGAGATTCGTCGAGCTAACCGCAATGCGCGGGAAGCTATGGCAAAATACCTCCCAGCCCAGCACGCAGAACTCGCAAAGCGAGGACAACGCGAGCAGGCACGGGAACACTTCACCGGGTTGATCCCGCAGGAAGTCCCAGAGGTTGCCGACGAGGAATCCGAAATTGGTAAACAATACAAGGCACTCCTAGCTGATCCACTGGTCGAAATGGTTAACCTGCATGTTCCAGACCTCGGGCCGCAACTCCCGTATATTTTGGCACACGCAGTACGATCCATTCATCGTAGTAATAAGACTAAGAGCGCGGCGAAAGCAGCGGGAACTATTTCCAAGGCCAAGGTGTCTGGAACCCCGTATGGTGCTGGAGCAGCGAAGTCTGGTGTTAAGACCGCGAAAAAGAATGCCGATCAAGCCTACCAAAGGTTTCAGAGTTCACACTCCGTGGACGATTGGATTGCCGCCAGAGTTGCCCGGATGAGTAAATAATCTAACCAAATAACTATTATGAGTATTTCAAATACCTATCAACCAAATGCGCCCCAAGCCAAGACTGGCACGGGTTCCGCTATTTCCAACCGCGAGGATCTCAGCAACGAGCTGACCCTCCTTGCTCCAGAAGAAACCCCGCTCCTTAGCCTCTGCGCCAAGGGCAAAGCAAGTGGTACTTTCAGCGAGTGGACTGCCGATGTGCTTTCGGCTCCTTCGACTGCTGGTATCTCTGAAGGTACGGATGTGACTTCCTTTGATGACAAGTTCGCTAGCCGCGCTCGTCTTGGTAACTACACCCAAATCTTCCGCCGCGACTACATCGTGTCGAACCTGCA